ACTGTTGCTAGTTTAATAGCAGCTTCAACACCAACGCCTAAAGACGATGTTTGGGTTGGCAAACTGTATAAGTTTGTTGATCTACTTGCTCTTAATATAGGAAAAGCTAAAGAAAAATAAAATGCCATTAGCTAGGTATACATTAAAACCCGGCATAAATAAAGAAGGGACTTCTTATAGTAATGAAGGAAGTTGGTATGATTGTGACAAGATAAGGTTTAGACAGGGTAGACCAGAAAAGATAGGTGGTTGGACAAAGAAATCCATCAATACTTTCTTGGGTTCTGCTCGCAGGTTGCATCAATGGGTTTCTCTTGATACTGATAAACTAATAGGATTAGGAACTCATTTAAAATTATATATATTACAGGGTGATGGTTATAATGATATAACTCCTATTCGTGCAACAACAACAGATGGAATTACTTTTGCTGCAACTAATGGTTCATCAACAATAACAGCAACAGATTCAAGTCATGGAGCAGTTCAAGGTGACTTTGTAACTATAAGTGGAGCAGTAAGTTTAGGAGGCGTTGTAACTGCTGCTGTATTAAATCAAGAGTATGAAATAGCAACTGTTCCTGATGCAAACACTTATACGTTTACTGCTAAAGATACTTCTGGTGATACTGTTACTGCCAATTCTAGTGATTCAGGAAATGGAGGTTCTGGGGTAGATGGTGCTTATCAATTAAATATTGGTGCAGATAATTATACAAGTGGCTTTGGTTGGGGTTCTGGTTATTGGGGACAAAGCACATGGGGTGGTGGTATAAATAGTTTTACTTCTCAATTAAGGCTATGGACATTAGATAATTTCGGTGAAGATTTAATATGTAATCCTAGAGGTGGTGGTATTTTTTATTGGGATAAAACAAATGGAGTTACAACAAGAGCAGTTAATTTTACAGCTTTAAGTGGTGCATCAGATGTACCAACAGCATGTAATCAAATATTAGTTTCAGAAATAGATAGACATATCATATGTTTAGGTGCAAATACTATAAGCACAAGCACACAAGACCCTATGTTAATTAGGTGGTGCAATCAAGAAGATGCAGCACAATGGACACCTAAGACAAATAATACAGCTGGATCGTTAAGACTTTCTGCTGGTTCAGAAATAATTGGTGGCATTAGAACAAGACAAGAAACAGTAATATTTACTGATGGCGCTTTATATTCAATGCAGTTTATTGGTCCACCTTTTACATTTGGAGTAAATCTAATAACAGAAGGTATAAGTATGGTTTCTCCACAAGCTTGTATAAATGCTAATAATGTTGTTTATTTTATGGATCAAGATAACTTCTATATGTATTCAGGAAGTGTTCAATCTTTGCCATGTTCAGTAAGGGCATATGTATTTGATGACTTTAATTACTCTCAAACATGGAAAGTATTTGCTACTAGAAATGCACAATTCAATGAAGTTTCATGGTTTTATTGTTCANNAGATTCANNTGAAATAGATAGATATGTTACATATAACTATCTGGAACAGAATTGGAGTATAGGAACAATGGATAGAACATCTTGGATAGATGCTGGTGGTGCAACAGAATATCCAATATCAGCTGGTGCTAGTGGAACAACAAGTAATTATCTTTATAACCAAGAGTTAGGTTCAAATGATGATGGTTCTGCTATGACAGCTTATATTGAGAGTGCAGACTTTGATGCTGGCGATGGAGATCAGTTTATGTTCATAAGAAAATTAATACCTGATGTGTCTTTTATAGGAACAGAGTCAAGTCCTGAGTTAACTTATTCAATAAAAACAAGAGACTATCCGCTAGGAACTCTAAGTACTGCAACTACTGCAACTGTAACAAATAGTACTGGTGTTGCTTATGTTAGAGCAAGAGCAAGACAGATGAGAGTAAGGATTGAAAGTACAGATACGGATAATACATGGCGTTTAGGCGATACAAGATTTGATATTAAGGTTGATGGAAGGCGATGAGTGAACAAGCATTTAATGTAAATACACCTTTAGAACTACCTCCAGAGGAATATAGTCCTGAATACTTTAGGAGAATAATAAATCAACTGCGTTTAAACTTCGTACAAATTAAATCACCTAGTGATATTAGATCAATACAAGAAGCTTTTGATTGGTATATAGCATAATGGCAAACAACTACACACAGGTAATAACTACATTAACATCAACTGATGCTACAAGTGTATATACAGTACCTAATGATAAAGTTGCTATTGTTAAGACACTAAGTGCATATAATGTAGATGGTAGTAGTGCAATGACTTTAACTGTTCAGGTGACAGATACGAGTGCAAGTGCTACAGTAACATGGGATATCGAATCTATTGCTGCGACAACTCGCAAAGGTTTTTTAACTAACGGAGAGGTTTTAGTTTTAGATGAATCAGATATAATAAAGCTGACAGCAAGTACAGCAGATAAATTTCACATCGTTATAGGTGTGTTGGAAATAGATTAGGAGACCACTATGAGTAATTTTCCACTTAAAGATGCAGCAGATCACTTAGCCACTAGAGGGCGTTATGGTGATTCTATGTTGGTACATATGAACCCCATAGAAGTAGATGCTTTATCTAAACTTTCCCCTACGGGACAACTAACCACTAACCCAGATACAGGGCAACCTGAAGCATTCTTACCATTATTAGGTTCTATGCTTGCACCAACTTTACTAGGTGGTACAGCTTTAGGTGCAGCATTAAGTCCATTAGCTGCATCCGCAATAGGTACTGGAATAGGTACTATAGCTGAAGGCGGTAGTCTTAAAGAAGGTATAACAGCCGGACTTATGGGTGGATTAACAGGAGGTTTACTAGGTAAGATGATGCCGGCAGGAGCAACAGAAATAGCCGGAACTGAAGCTGTTACAGAAGCTTTACCAGCTGGAGTAGTTGGACCTGCACAAACTATAGCAGCACAAGCTGCACAAACTATACCAGCAGCAACACCTTCAACTATATCTGATTTACAAACAGCAGTTGGTTCAGCAGATAAAGGATTCTTTGGAAGATTAACAGACAACTTAGGATTTACAGGTGGAGCAACGCCAGAACAAATTGCTGCTGATCCTACTATGTTATCTAGTGGTCAAGCAATGATGGGACAAGCTTTACCAGCTGCTGCATCAGGATTAGTTGGTGAAATGTACGTACCATATGATATGGAAATGCCTGAAGATGATGATCCATATCCATATGAAGGACCATACATGCCTACAGAACAAAGAACTATGATGGGTGGATTTGATCCTATGGGGTCAGCATTTACAGGTGAGCAAGATATGATAGGTGGTAATGTATTACCTGACGCACCTAACTTTGCTGGTGGAGGAATGATAGAAAATCTATCAGGTTTAGGAATGGCAAAGAACATGATAGAAGATGGTAATTTTGGAATCCTTCCTATGTTATACAATCAATCTAAAGATAAAGACGAAGAAGATATAGTAGGAACACCACAACAACAAATGGCTTATGGAGGTCTTATAAGAATGGCTAATGGTGGATCACCTGCACAGAAACAAATACAAGAGAGTGCAGATACTTTACAAAGACGAGCGCAAGATCAAGCTATACAACAACAACTAGCTAGAACTATGTCAGAACCTATGATTGATCCAAGACTAAATAGAATGGCTGATCCTATTAGCACACCTGTTGATCCTTTGCCAGCAGCAAGGAAACAGTATCAACAAGACCTTGCTAGATATCTTAATACAGATATGCCTCCACTTCCTCAAGAACAAATAGATGCGATAGCAAAAGCTTATCCAGAGCAACATGCTAAACATACGAAAAGTTTAAACGAGGTAATGACACCTAACCCAGCTGACATACCTTATCAAGCACCATCAATATCAGAAATAAGAGATATACAAAGTGGAGCATTGGATAGAGTGTTTGGCAAATCTGAAACGATGAATCAACTAGATGAAAATTTAGGACAATTTAATAGGCAATATAATCCTATAGTAAGAGGTATAGAAGCTATTGCTCCATATCCAACTAAAGCTGGTTTAGAAGTTTATGAAGCTATAGATGAATTTAGAAAAAGAAATAACTAATGGCAAATAAAGGCGGATCAAAAGGAGGCGGTTACAATACAGTTCCGGGTAGTTCTCCGGGCGGTTCTTTTGGCAATAGTTTCTTTGGTGGTTTAGGGAATATAGGTATTCCAAGTGCGCCAGCTAGAGGAACAGGAAAAACTAGAGGAGCAGGGTTTGCACCGAGTTTACCAAGTTCAGGATTTAATAATAATATGTATGGTGGGTTTCAACCTGTGCCTCAACCCGCACCAAGAATGCCTTCATTGCAACAACAGTATGCAGGATTAAATCAAGGCGTAATGCCTTTTCAGCCTTTAGGTATTAGAGGATATACACCACAACCCCCACCATTTTATGGTGGTCCAGTAGGTCTACATGGCGGAGGCGGATTCGGAGGCGGATTTAATCCATTTGGATATAATTCTTTTGGTGGAAATCCTTTTATGAATCAAGGCTTATATAATCAACCAGTTCAACCACAACCACGACTACCAGATATAGGTGGAGGAATGGGTGGTGGATACGGAGGACATGGTGGATATGATTACTTTGGTGACTTTGGAGA